GGGGCCCAAGATGCGCTGGCTGTTTCTCTTCAGCTCAAGGGTGTGTCTCAAATGGCCAAGACAGTGCTCAACCCACTGTCTCAAGTCCGAAACTTTATCTCTAACACTTTTGTTGTAGGGGCCAACGGCCTTGTGGGCAGAAACATGGGTGTCTTGGAGAGTGCCGAAGTCTTGCTCGCCAACGCAATCGATAGTCCCGAGCAGTACAAGCTGCTACGAGCGATGTCAGACGAGGGCGCGATTGGCCAGAACATTCAGGTCAACGAGCTAACCCGTCTGATGAAAGAACAGGTCGAGGGCGGTGTGTCTGCCCGTCTGCGTCAAGCCGGAGAATCATTCCGAGGTTCTAAGATTGGAGCTCCTGTCCGCTTCATGGAGAAGACCTACAAGCTGGGCGACGATTACTGGAAAGTTGTTGGCGCTCTTGGTGAGAAAGCACGATACGGCGCAGCGATGCGCAAGGCAAAGATCGACATTGACAACCTGACCCCTGCTGTTCAAGACGCACTCACCAAATCAGGTTTGTCGCAGCGGTCCTCGTCGGTTGCAGGAACGGACTTCGGCAACATGTTCGTGACTGATATCGTTCGTCAGACGATGCCTACTTACTCCATGGTCCCCGAAGCTATCAAACAGCTTCGTCGAATCCCTGTTGTCGGTAACTTCATGGCGTTCCCTGCGGAGATTATCCGTACGTCTGGCAACATCGTTACGCGATCCCTCAAAGAGATGGGCTTCCAAGCAACAGACGATTTAGTGAAAGCCATGGGCAAGGAACAAGCTGATATCTTTGCTCGGCAGGTCCGAGCCATCGGCGCTCAACGTCTGTCTGGGTACGTCGCAATGGCGGGCGCTGCTCCTATCGCATTCAAGTCCGCGGCTCATGACATGCTTGGCGTTACCGAGGCGGAAGAGGATATCCTGCAGTCAGGCGCTGCTCCTTGGACCAAGGGTAACACGCTTGTGTATCTGACAAAGCCGGACGAGAAAGGCCAAGCCGAGTACATTGATCTGTCATACATGCTTCCGTATGAGTTCATGCTCACTCCTGCCCGCGCTGCGATGCAAGAGTATTTTGCTAAAGGATCGGTTGACGCTGGGTTTGCAGAGCAGGTTAGTACTGCAGCGTGGGAAGGGTTCAAGAAGTTTGCTGAACCGTTCGCATCAGAGTCTATGGCTGCGGAAAGAATTATCGACGTAACCACACGTCAGGGCAATACCCAGACGGGCGCAGAGATTTACAAGAACGGAGAACTTCTGGGAGACAAACTGTCCAAGTCCTTAACGCACGTCGTTGGGGCATTTCTCCCAGGAATCGTGGAACAAGCGATGACGGTTAAGCGTGGAGAATTTGTGCAAGGCCGTACCCTTCGCTCGGCCACAGGAACACCGTCTGCGCAAGGAGACCAGTACGCGCCGTTTGAAGAAGCGGGATCCATGCTCACAGGCCTTCGCTCCCTGAAGTTGAACATACCTCGTAGTCTTAGCTACGCAGGCTCTGAGTACTCCGGCCTTCGGGCCAGTGCTGCATCTATATTCACAAGCATAGCAGACGACAATGACGTAACGAATGACGATGTTCTTAACGCATATGTCCAAGCGAACGACGCTCGCCGTCGTCATCAGGCAGTGTTAAAGTCAAAAATAGACACCGCTATGGCGGCAGGAATGAGTCGTCAGGAAATCAATAAGGCGTTTGCTGAATCAGGTGTTTCCAGAGCAGAGCTTGGGAACATAGTCCGGAACCGTTATGTTCCACTCAAGATAAGCCGAGCCTTGATCCGAGAGGTTTCGCAAGAAGTGAATGTCAAAAGAGAAAGCCGAATCCTTCAGCGGCTTCCCACTCAGCAGATCAATGAGATCAGACGTTCGCTTGTCAACACTCCTATTGTGGGTGACACGACACCTCAAGAGAGGCCTCAAGTTGGGTTGTTCTCTGGAATTACGAACCCTAGTCCTCAAGTTTCTGAACCTGTCGCGGCACCACAGCCGCAAGCAGCCCCGTCATTCGTTGACACCGCTTCGGAAGCAGTCAGCGACGTAGCTGGAGACGCGATCACCGGAGCAGGGAACTTGCTGCAACGTGCTCGAACCTGGGCCCCAGATCTACTAGGAGACCCGAGAAACCAAGAGATCGTAGACAGATCTAATCGATGACGTAGTTAATAGAGACACCGTTGCCACCGAACAGGCGGACCAGTTCGTCTGCCGTCTGCTCAACGTCGGCAACGATCTCTGGATCCTCGGTCATCGCAGCTAGGTTCAGTGCGTCATGTACAAACATCAACAGGGCCTCCACTTGGACGGTGTGCATTTGTTTAAAGCCCATGGCCTTGATATCTTCTACATGCATCATTCGATTTCTCCCCAATTTTCTTTTATGTCTACGTCAATCTTCGATGGTATAGAGAGCTTGATCCCCGTCTCCATGATCTCTTTGATCCGAGCGGTTTGCTCCTCGCTCTCTATGTTAAAGCATAGTTCGTCATGCACCGTCAGCATAGGGGTGAACCCCTCGTTGTAGCAATCGAGCATAGCTTTTTTAGTTTGGTCCGCCGCCGATCCTTGGATCAGCTTGTTCAGAGCCTTGTATGTAAACGCACGTCGTATGCCTCTACCACCCGCACCCCCGTACTCCTTCACAGCTTCGTCGTAGGGCAGTGGTTTGCCTGCTCCGAAGGTGACAGGCTCCCAGAGGTGGAATCGGCCCTTACGGCCCATCAGGGTGCGTATCTGCCCGTTCCTGTCCCCCTGCTTAGAGGCCAAGTCTGCCAAACCTTTAACGAAAGGTACTTTGGTGTGGTGTCTTTCGATCAGATCCTTGGCGTCTTCCTTGGAAATACCCAACTGATCCGCCAGTTTCGCCATGCCCATGCCGTACATGATCCCGAGGTTCACGCCCTTGGCTTGCTTACGTGTGATGTTAGCAAGGTCCGCTACCATCTGGTGCAGGTCCACGTCACCGTTGTTAAACTCCTCCACGATATCGTCCACAACAGGATGCCTGATCGTAGACGGGACCATCGATGCGAAGTGGACCAACAACCTCGGCTCTTGGCTTGAGTAGTCAAACGATCCCCACTTGCATCCCTCTTCTGGTATGAATAGGCCACGGATCAAACGCTTGATGTCAGGGTCTCGTGCTGGAATCTGCTGTAGGTTCGGGTTGGACGACGAGAATCTACCCGTCACCGTGCCGCCCTGATCCCTACGTGTGGAGTGCAGTTCAGTGTGAATGCGTCCGTTGGTTTCGTGCCGCAGGATGCTGTCGATAAACGTGCTGTCAGCCTTGTCAAACTCGCGCAGCTTAACGAGAACCTGTGCGATCTTAGCTGGGTGATCATTGAGAAACGATTTGGTGAATGATGGCGCACCCTTCTCGGTCCTCGGGTATTCCAAATCCAGTTTGTCAAACATCTTCTGGATAGATGCGGACGCCCAGATGTCCACGTCCATGTTGGCTTCTTTCTCGAGCACACCACGCAGGTAGTTGCTCTGCTCACGGAGAGACTTCTTGTTGCGCTCTGCCTTCTCAAGATCTACCCGCACACCCTTGGTACGCATGTCCAACATGCAGGGGATCAAGCCGATCTCAAGGTTCCAAACATCCCACAGTTCATCTTTGTCGATCAGCACCTTTAGGGCTTTCCACAATGCAAGTGTAGCAACAGCGTCCATCTCAGCATACCCACCCACAAACTTAGGGGGCAGCTTGTACATCTCTGACTTGGGGTCCAGTCCACGCTCTTGAGCAGCAGCCTTGAGCAGCTTCTCGTCCTTGCGGATACCAGCATAGTCACGGGCCATCGCATCAAGGCCAAAGGACCAACGGTTCTCGTCAACCAAAGCACCCGTCACCATCGTGTCGATGATACGACCCTCGATCTCGACGCCCTCGGCACGAAGCCAACCCGCATCATAGGTAGCGTTGTGCATAATCACGTCCATCCCTGGAACAGACATCTGCTTCTTGATCCACTTCATCGTGATCCGCGGATCTAGGTTGTGGCCGTTCTCGTGGCGGATGGGGAAGTAGCCTTTGTACTCTCCCGCAGCTACAGCAATGCCGATGATGTGACCGTCTTTGCGGGCCCAGCCAGGGCCCAAGGTTGTCAGGTTCGGGTCTTTGGTTTCCAGATCGACGGCCACTTCTTTGTAGGCTGTCAGATCAGGGTACTCGGTAGGGATGTTCCAATCGACCTCGATGATGTCCATCTCGCCTTTGATGTGGTAGCTAAGATCACTGTGCTCACCACCGTCCTCTGCAAACAAATTCTTCTGGCTCATGTCTTAGTCCTTCTGTCAGAGAACTCGGCACCGAGTGCACTGTACCCACACTTGTCGATCCACGAGTCTTCCTTGGACAAGTCGTTGAGCAGACGTGCTGTCTTCAACCAGTCCATCATTAACGCAACGTGCTGGTTGGTCACATAACCGTCGGTAAGCATGGCCTCTCGGATGATGGCGTTCCAGCCTGTAGCGATCCGCTCGAAGTTATCGAACGCATCCCCGTAGTCCTTGGCCCTCTGTCCATTGATCAGTTCTTTTGCTGTGTCTAATACTTCATCACGTCTCATAGCGAATACCTATACTTGTTGTCGGATTGCAGGATGTAGAGATTGTGTCTGGCTCGGGTAACACCAACGTAGAACGCTCGGTGCTCATCGTCGGGAAACTTGCTCTGCACACAGGCCTTGGTAGATGCTGTCCAAACCACGCAGTTGTCATCCTCCCCGCCCTTCATCGCATGGAACGTGGAGACCTTGATACGAGGCGCAGACAGAAGGTCCTCCCCTCTGCGGAATATCGCACCGATGTAGTCTCTTTCGGAGGCTGGGACATTCAACACATCGAACGCGCTGCTCGAGGCGTCCCTTTGCAGACCGTAGTCCTTGATCAGGGTGTCCATATCCAACATGTCTTCCGGTGCCAACGCATCCAGCATCTGAGTTGATCCTCGGCGGACAACCGCATCTTTGCCCTGCTTCTTAACACCAGAGTAAAGCGCCTTGATCTGTTGCACACCGACAGGCCTGTCTTGGCACAGGGTGTCCCACGTCATAATGTTGCCGACCAGATCATCGGACAGGCTGGACTTACCATTGCGGGAATACTTGAACCCGTTGGACCGCAAGTAGTTCGCCATCTCAGACACGTACCCATTGGTTCGAGCCATCAAAGTAAACGACCCAGAGGACAGTGGAACCTCGGACAGGTAGTTGACGTACTCTACGCTGCCCTCCTCATCCCGAGAGGTAAAGATCTTTTCGTGACGACCACCGATCCGCTTGGAGATCTTGTTAGCTACTCTGTGTACCGACTTGGGTATGCGATAGGACTGGGACAGCACCTCGATGTTGTCCGAACTTTTGTTAAACAGATTAACATCCACGCCTGTCCAACGGTGGATGGCTTGGTCATCATCTCCAGCGATCCACACGTTCTCAGCAGACGCAGCAATCTTCTTGGCCATCTCCCACTGTAGAGGCGTGAAGTCTTGGGCTTCATCAATGAACAGATAGTCCAAGTTGGGAACCTCGCCGTGCTCGATGTACTGCTCGATCATGTCAACGAAATCGTATTTGTCCACTGATCGTTTGTACTCGACCAACTGGGCAGACAGTTGCTGTAGCTTGGCAAAGAACAGGTTCCAATCCGCTTCGTCGTTGTATTCCTGTTCGATGTCGATCATCCGCAGACGCGCACGGCTGTCCAGCTGCAGGTAACGTGCCCCGGATCCACCGATCGTGGGGAGAGTTACGCCGCCGTCAACCGACGTGAAGTCCTTGCCCTCGAAGGTGAGGCCGATCTCCCTGCCAATGTTGTTGTAGTCCTCTGGGTCCATGATGTCTGTGGTCTTGAGCCCAAGTCCATGGAACCCGAAGGCATGACTGGTCTTCATGTACGGGAAGTCTTTAGCCTGTAGGTTGAACTCAGCACAGGAGCGAGAGATCATCTCCTCGATCGCCTTACGAGTGAACGAGATCACGCCAATGCGAGACGGGTGGGTCCCAGCTTGAAGCGCAGCCTTGATCTCTTGGATCAGGCGGTAGGTTTTCCCGCAGCCAGGCGGACCCAGTAGTAGCTTTGCATTGGGTATCATAGCTCTTTCCCCCGTGGTCTGGAGTTCACCCAGTCCTCGATCTCTGTCAGAACCCAACGGCTGGATGACCGCTTCTTGTGTTCGGACCCAAGCACAATCGGTACTGGGAATGATGGGTCGGTAGACGCCAGCTTGTAGACGTATGACTTAGATACCCCGAGCAAGTCTGCTACGTCTGATACCCGCATCAACTTATTAGAATGGGATGTCATTTGAGATCTCCTTGACTG